TGTGGCTGCATTGAATACTGATTCAGATGTGCTTGTCATTTGTGAAGGTGAGATTGACACAATGATTGCCACACAAGTGGGGTTTGCAGCAGTCGGTTTGCCTGGTGCTAACAACTGGAAACCATTCTACTCAAGAGTATTGGCTGACTGGGAAAAGATTATGTTGTTTTGTGATGGCGATAATGCTGGTAAGGAAATGGCTAAGACAATCGCTCGTGAACTAGACAATGTGTTCCCAATCTTTATGCCTGAGAACTGTGATGTGAACGATGTGTACCTCGCCGAGGGCGCAGAAGGACTACATAAACGAGCGGGTGTTTAAACAATGGCAAAGAACTCCAGTTTTGACTTAGACTTTGGATACGGTAGAAAAGGCGAGCAGTTAGTTGATGAGTTATTAACTGGAGGAAGAACGGTAGAAGTAAAGCGTGACCGCAAGTGGTTCAAGACTAACAACTTATACATTGAAACCGAATGTTACTTTGTTAAGACAGAAGCGTGGGCACCAAGTGGATTGGGTGTAACAGAAGCATCATACTGGGCGTTTGTGTTACAAGAATCTACCTTGATTGTACCCACTGATGTGCTTCGCTTCGCAGTTAAAGAGTATGGCAGAGAGATTAAATGCGAGATACCCCCGAATCTAAGCAAGGGATACCTCATAACAGTAGATGATTTAATGACAGCGACAAGGAAATACAAGGATGGATGAGCAAGATAAAGTTTGGGAAACTATCTACGGCACAGCACGACAGGTTGCATCACGCAGTAACCGCATCCATCGTGGACTTGTAACCACTGATGATGTGTACCAACACCTATCTTTGTGGGCGCTTGAGCATTGGCACAAGATAGAAGAATGGGAACAGCAAGAGTCATTGAAGTTTAAACTACGCCGTACTTTCTACAATGAAGCACAGAAGTATGTTGCGCGAGAGCGCATGCACCACTCACGCACTCCTATGTCTGACAGTTTTTACTACACACATGAGGTACTGCATGAACTATTGCGTGATGTATGGACACACGAAGGGTGGACAGATACAGCAGACTTAAGCAATGAGTTTGTGTCTAAGTCAAGCAAGCCAGCAGAAGGTGGCAATCGAATGGCGTTGTTATCTGATGTAGCGGCTGGGCTAAAGCGTTTAAACGATGCAGACCAGGCGTTGCTGCGGCTAAGGTACGCTGATGGTGGCATGGAGTTTGATGCTTTGGCTGAGGAATACCAAGCAACAGAGGAAGCCATACGCAAGCGTGTCAAGAGGGCGTTGACTAAGTTACAAGATAGACTAGGTGGCGAGGCACCAGTATGGTATGGGCGTAGGCGCAACCGCACCAACGCAGAAGCACGAGCAGAGGTTGGAGATAACTAATGGCACACAAAAAGTTTAAAAGGTTTTGGTTCATTTACGGCAGAGTTTCAGGGTTTGCGCTGGGATTTAATGTGGATAGATACTCTATTACTTTTGACTTAGGGTTTTGGTACATGGGATTGGAGTACTAATGATTATTGGACTGAGTGGATACGCACAATCAGGTAAGGATACAGTTGCAGAACTGTTGTGTTTAAACTATGGATACCATCGCAGGTCATTTGCTGACCCAATGCGTGAGGCACTATTGCGTTTAAACCCCAGTATTGGTAACGAACCCTTATCACATCTTGTCAATGATTATGGTTGGGAGTTAGCCAAGCACAACCCTGAGGTACGCCGTTTGTTGCAGGTGTTTGGCACCGAAGTTGGTAGAGAAATGTTTGGTGAAAACTTTTGGGTAGACATAGCACTTGCTGGTTTAAAAAGTAATCATCGTGTCGTCTTATCGGATGTGCGTTTCCCTAATGAGGCACAAGCAATCGTTGATAAGGGTGGGCAGGTATGGCGTGTGCAACGCGAAGGACACAAGCCTGTCAACTTGCATGCATCTGAGACAGCCATGGATAACTGGCGCTTTGATGATTTAATTCTTAATCATGGAAGCCTTGATGATTTAGCCGATGAAGTATTCATGCTGGCTAAACAGAAAGAAATTAAACTGGCATAAAAGAAGAAGCACCGCGAGGGACTGGAACCTCAAGCGGTGCTTCTCTGTTCTATCTTATCAGGCTATACACGAAGTAGCGAATCAGTAAATGTTTGTGGGTCTGTTACTCCCCATCCCATCTTCCTGCGTAGCGTTGTTCTAGTAATGGGTGTTGTGCCACCCCATACACCGCTCCTTTCATGAGCCAAGCCCCACTCTAAGCACTCCTTAATTATCGGACAGCCCTTGCATAGATTCTCGTAGAACTTTGTCTCAACCCTTGTGTACTGACCAATCTCGGGGTAAAACATTTCAGTGTTCGCACCACTGCATGCTCCCTTATCCATGATTGACTGGTTGTATTTAAGTTTGTAATAGGCAAAACCTTCTATAACTTTTTGTTGTATAACTCTGTGATACTTAGGCGTGTTTGGTTTTGGTGGCACCTAGTACCACCCTCTTGAAAGACTTGAAGCATACGCCTTGCAGATGTTGCCTCCGTATTTTCTCTCGATGTACGCAAGCCCTGCATCCACTTGTAAGTATCCGTCCTCGGTTTGCTTGTGTCCAACCAAGCCCCATGTGACTGGCATTAACTGTGCAATACCTGCTGCCTTGCTTGATTTGTTCAATGCTGCTGGTCGCCAGTTACTTTCGCGTGTCCACAAATCATGCAGACATGACCACTGTTCAAGCCGTCCGTCTTTGGTGATTTCATCTATGGCGTAGCGTTGATAGTCATTTGTGTAGTACGCAATTACCTGACCCGACAATGGTGAGTGTTTAAACGGAATCACGGAGCGAGAATCGCGGGGAAATAATGCGATTGCTAATACGAACACGATGACTGTTACCAGCCACAACCTACCGCTAGGCGTTAGTCGGTTCAGCATACTCTGCCTCCACTTTGTTCTTGTCAGCGCATACTTTCTTGATGAACGCGAGGATGTCCTGCGGTATGTCTGTGTCATTGCCTTCTCCATCATCCTTGCCTAGCACAATCATGTTGCCAAGCATCATTGGGTTATTGCCGAACATGAAAGACAAGGCGCTCGCCACTGTGTTCAGTGGTAGTTCCAGCATGATGCCTTCCTCATTTACATAGCCTGTCAGTACTTCATCTCCATAGTAATCGTACATGTGGACAATCTCAATCAACCCATTGACTGCATCTTGCATGTCTTTAAGTCCATTGAAATCCTTTTCCTCGTAGGTTCCATCGGGATACAGCACTACGCCTTTAGTTGGTTTCATGTTTAAACTCCCTCCCTACCTCAACTTCAGATGCAATCGCTTCAACTGCATCTGATAAGTCCTTGAACAGTTCCACCTTTTTTTCCTCGCTTAAGTGTGCAACCATTTCGGATGTAACTTCTGCTTTCCATAAGGTTGTCATGAGTTTAGTCCCTTCATCATTTGATTTAGTTCTGCGTAAGATAGTTTATCGCTAGTGAATGGCACGCTGTCAATAGTTTCCTTGTCATTTAATCCAGCATGCTCGACCCATGATTTGTATGGGGTAGCACCCTTGTATAGTTTCATGAAATCACAGGCTGATAAGTACAGTTTGTACTCATTGTTAATGATGAGTGCGACATTCCATGTCTCATAGTTTGCCCAGCCTTGGTACTGCTTTGTCTTGGTGCTCATGTTTAAACACCTTTCCCTTCGAGTTCTGCAATCTGTCGCTTGAGATTAGCGATGCGTTCTGCTTTGCTTGGATGCACCTTGCCACCCATTTCAATCACGAGAGCACGATACTTTTCTGAGTACTCCTCATGATACTTATGGCAGATGTACTTCGCTGCCTGTCTCTGTGCCTGCTGATGCACTCGTACTACTGATGGGTCTGCTTTGTGTACTCCCATTTATTTGCTCACCTTCTGTGCATCCTTCAAGATTTTAATTGTTCTGCGTAGGTTCTTGTTGTCATTACTGAGTGCATGGTTGCCCATGATTAGAGCAATAAGTGTTCCGACCAATACGAATAATAGAATCGCAATGGCGAACAAGTCTGTGCTGTTTAACATTTGAATCCAGTCCTAACTGTTTGGTAAGCAGAGTTGCTTACAGAAAGAA